CAACAATTAATGCCAGTAAACGCCCCCAGACTTTACAGTCATTTGCGTTTCCCTGGTTGCGATGGTGTTGATGGCACCACCATCACGGAGTCCTCACTCTCGTCATCAGGGACGTCCACCTTTTCAGGTTGGAGCTCACGCCCTCGCATGACAAACGTTGGTCGTCCCGACCGAGACTCAATTGAGTAGTACGTTGGCAACGGTGCGTTCCCTTGATTAATAAGGGTGTACGGCCGTAGCAGCAGCGACACGATAGCTGGTGTAAAGCCACTGGTAACTGTTCCTGGGTATGTCAGACTAAACTGACCATTCGACAGGTTACTGATATAATCAACCAGTCGTATGAATGCATGTTGTATATTGTTGCTTCCACCTAATGGAACGCCCTCTTGGTTTGAATCCATGATGGCAGGTTTTCCAGTCTGCGGCAAATTGCCCGTCGGAGTGTAAGCGTAAGTTGGAGTTCCCGTTTGGGTGAATCCACTCAAGGTTATTCCGAGAATAAGCTCGACTAATTGGCTTGGGCTAACAGTGGGCAGGTATTGTTGCAAAGCATTGGCAAATGAGCCAAATACTTGTACAGCTCCACTACTGTTAGTCGATTTCCAAGCGCCTGTTCCAGTTGTTTGGAACAGTGTGTTGGTCAATGACGGCAGCATGTTAGTCGTGCCTGAGGCTGGGATGGAACCGGCGATGAAATCGGTTGCGACTTGTTGGGCTAAGCCAAATGTGGCTGAACCTGTGCCTGGGAAAGTGTTGGATGTCAATAAGATAGAAGAACCGGTTTGGTATGGGCCGGAAAATCGAATTCGATAACGACACCAAATATTCCCAAGAATCGCTCCGTTCGCGCCGGAGGCGTGCCAAAATATGGCGCCTGCAGCATTAAAACCCGAAGGATTGCTGCCGTTAGCAGTAAAATGCCACCGTGATTTCATCATCCGATCAACTGGAAGAGAAACCTTTCCGCCAATCCATGGAACATCGGAGAATCGTGGTTCTACGGATAGGCAGGTTGACAAATTCTGCGGCACATCGGCGAAATCGTAACTAAATCCTGTTACCTGTATTCCCGACGTGTTGGTTCCGACGGCTGGCCGGAACTCAAGCTCGCACATCTCCACTCGGTATTGCGAGTAGAGCAACGCAAACGCGTCCAATCGTGACATGCCAGATGCACCTGGATAGAAATTGACCGTCTGTGGCGGTGCAGTGCTAGCCGGTACGGTGCAGGTCATGGCAAGTTCAGTATACTCAAAGACGAGTTCATCGCCTTGCACGGTGCCTTTAGCTCGTGCGTTGAGTTGTCCGTAAGAGTAGCCGCCAGCAACAGATGCTTTTGGCCTCATCGCAGTCCCATTGCGGGATGCACCTCTGCGGCGCATGTTGGTTTGACTTGACTTCGTCATCCCAAACAAACAGCCAGGGCATGAGTTGCAGAGACCCAATCGTGTGCAAGGATCAATTTCTCCAACTCAACCTGCTGATGCGTTGATATTCCAAACGCTGCAGCATAGCTAACACGCGCCGTATCCGTAACGGTATCGTCTTCCGTAATCCGTTCCCTACCCAGCTTATACAACATCTTTGAGTCCAAGAAGCTGTCCCTGAACTTCAACGTTGGAAGCTGTCTATCCAATGCTTTGGAGATAGCGGAAAGGACCGGGACGCCTGCGCTCATCACTCGTTCGCAATGTGCAACCGCAGCCGCGTATTCCAGCCAAGCTTTTCCCTGGTATGACCTAATGGTGTATGGGAGTCGGGAGAGGACTCGTCGGTAGTCCCTCACCATTCTCCAGCCCGATCCGGTCTCGACCGGTCTGGATTGACAGAACTGGATGCCTTCTATGGCGGTATTACGTTCCTCTATTTTGGTTGTCAACCCCATTTCAAGGAAGTAACTGGCAGCAGTCTGGTCAAATTGGTCCTGTAGAACCGACAAAACACTATCATCGCCGTCGAGTAGCATTGCAGAACTACTCAGGAGCCCCCGCGCATCTAAAGCCCCCAGCATAACTATCGCGTTGATAATGTTGTTACCCAATGCAGTGTTAAAATCGCCGCTCATTCTCCCGTCCACAGCGGTCCACTTTCCGCCGGATCGAGAGTAACACTTATTGAGCCTTTGATATGCCAACAATTGTTGTAATTCCGAGTTACCTTGGTATACCCAACAGTAATACTTATGTTCAAGGTCTTGCAATTTTCCAACAACGTGGCTGTCAAATCTCGAGTGGTCTAAGCCTATCAGCTCAAAGCCTGGACCGGACATAGAGCGTATCGCTTCCGCGCGTTGATAGGTGTCGAGACATTTAGCAAACATCTTCTTCCCATTCAGCTTGAGAGCATATAGGGCGTGCTCGAGAGGCGCTAGGAACTCAGACAGCCTAGCAACAAACCGAGGAGGTCTGTACTGGATCAACCGTGGGACCTTTTGCTGCACGGTTTTCACACCATCAAACTCGTGCCCCAGCTCAAACTTGATGAACACCTTGACGCAACCGTCCGCCCTACGTATCCCTTGTTTATTCAGGGAATCGAACGCGCGTTGGTAAGTCAGCCGCTTTGCACCCTTACGGGTGTCGACAACTTGCTGTGGTGTCCATCTAGCACACGAGCCAGGATATAGGCCTTGGGATCGAGAAAGCTTTTTCAGCAGCGCGAATCCGCGCTCCAGCATTGCCTCTCCAAATGGGGTAATCGTCGGGACTTCCGCATAATGGCGCTCCTTCACTGCGACATCTGTGTTGTGCCAACAGTCCTGAAACGCTGTTTGCGGACAGGTATAGCCAGGCAGAGGATTGAATACCTGGCGCACAGCGCGATGATTACAGTCGCTATGCAAGCCCACCTGCGGTTGATAGGTGAGGCCGTTCCGTGGGCTCTTGTCGGATGTTCGACCGAGACAAACGGCTTTCACCACCGCAGGTTCCTATTTAGCAACAGCAGGGAGCGCGACCGGCGTCTTGAAGAAATTAAGCCTTCGCCAGCCTTTGCCATTGAAGCGCTTTTTCCCCAAATTACCTGACGCTAGCTCTGATCCCTGCTTCATGCTCTTCTGCACGTCACGTTGTCGGTACAGTTGGCGAGTCTTCAATTCCTCCTTCTCCGGAATCATCGCCACTCGCACCGCCTGCATTAGATGGTTCGCCAACTCGCACTGATCGTAACCAGCTGTGTCATGAGACTCAAAGTACTGGTTCGCCAACCGGGTCAACTCCTGCTGTAGGAGCGCCGTCCTCGCCTTGTACACCGCATGTCTGCGGAGAAACCCGGTGAGTTCGCGCGGAGCATATGGCGCTTTCAAGCCATGTGACCTTAGTTTGCCGGTTTGTTGGTGTGCCGTGTCGGATCGACCAAATTTCGACGCCGTCGCTCTGTAGGGTATCTTCTTCCCACCGGACCCAGAATCCGGTTTGGAAGTACCCACAGTGTCGGTAATAACACTGTTCTGGGACAGGCCTTTCGGTGTCCCGCGGGGCAATCGTGTTGCAGGTGTGGTCGCAGTCAGGGCAGATCCACCCACCATTCCGTGCGCGACGGACGATGTTTCGCCCGTCAAGACAAGATTGGCGGTCGAATCCCCAATATGGGGTTGCGATCGCCCACCTTGTATAGACTGTCGGTTGGTTACTTGGCAATAATCTGGCAAATGAATGCCCAACCGACGCTGGTACGCATGTATCGCCTCCTGCGATGGTCGCGGAGGTACTGGTGGTTTGCTCACCACCGGACTGTTCGGTGGGGCTGGGGGTGGCTGTTTCTGCTCCTGACTGCGTTGCTGAAAACGCTGCCGCTCCATAGCATGTTTCTTCTGCTTCTGGGCAGATGGAGCTAGCTCACCCGCGCGGATCTGCATGCGGTCGATCTTATCCTGGAGCCTTTGCATCTGGCTTTGCAGCTGATGCTTGGTCCGGAGCCACTTCTGCTCCTGCTGGATAGCCTGATCGATCGCAGCACGTCGCTGTTTGCCACTATTAGGCTTGGAGGGATCATACACAGGTATGTCCACCTTCGGCCGAGTGCTAGTTTGTTTAGCCTCCAGCTCGTCCATCGCCTTATAGGCTTCAGCTGTTGCCTTGTCCAGGCGCCGGATGTTGGCCCGGCGCTTCTCAGAGCCCCCTCGACGTTTGGGGGCCCCGTCCACTTTCTGAGCGGCCACTGCTGCCTTCACAGCCGAAGGCAGGTTTTCGTAGGCGCGTTGGTCGACGCCTGCGAGGAATCGCCTTGTTGCTCGGGCGACCCCTTTGTCCTTTCGGACCACACGTGGCGCACCTTTCGGTGCCGCGGCCTCTTCGGCCTGCTGGGTGGCCCCATTGCTGGGTGCCCCACCCTCTAAGAT